CTGAGCAGAAGCAGAACCTCCGCATCCGTCTCGAGGCCATCGCCGAACACGACGGCTACCCGACCATCGAGAAAGAGCTCGCCGCGATCGTGCGCGAGCTGCTCGAGGCGATGCCGGCGACGGGCGATCACGCCGCGGGCGTGCGGCGACTCGTCAACAAGGCGCAAGGCCCGCAGTCGTGATCCCGCGACGGATCGGGGCGGCGGTCGTGGTGCTCTTCGTGTTCGCGCTCGGCGTCCTGGTGGGGCGGCATTCCGTCATCTACCAGATCCAATCGCAAGTCACGGCGATCAACGCCGAGCTCGCGAAGCTCGATCTCCTGTGCGTGTCGCGATGAAGGACGACGCGCTCGCCCTCGCGATGGTGGCCGAGCTCGAGGCGCGGCGCGACCTTTGGCGCGCGCTCGCCGAGGCGGTGGCGGCGCTCGTCGCGCTCGCGAAGCAGACGGCGGGGCGATCGTGAGGCCGCTTGTCGAGCTCGAGCCGCAATTCGTGATCTACGTGGGCGACCGCATCCGCAGCCACGTCGCCACCTTCGCCGAGGCGCAGGGGATCTATTTCCTGTGTCCGGTGCACGCGGCGCCCGGGTATGCGGGGCCGAACGCCGGCCACATCGTCGAGGTCTCGTTCGCGGGTCGCGGCGTGGCCGACGATCAAGGCTCGCACGACATCGACGGCCGTCCGTCACGCTGGAGCGCGTCGGGCTCCAGCTACGCCGACCTCACGCTGCAGCCGTCGATCGACATCAGTCGCGGCGGGTCGTGCACGTGGCACGGGTTCGTGACGGCCGGCATCGTCACGTAAGGGGGCCGGGATGGACCTGAACCGCGCGCTCGCCGAGTGGTCGCTGCAGGCCTTCGCCTACGGCGTCCTCGGGCTGGTGCTGCTCGTGCTCCTGGTCACGTGGCTGTGGCCCGACGCCAGCGTGCGGCAGGATCTCCTCGCGTGTTTCGAGGAGCCGGGCCTCGAGGCGTCGGTCGTCGAGCTCGCGATGCGCCTGCACCGCGCGCCGCCCGATCTCTACCCCGCGCTCTACGCGCTCGAGGCAAACGGCACGCTCGAGAGCCGGTTCGAAGACGGCGCCCCGCCGCGCCGGCGCCTGTATCGACGGCGGACCGCATGCGCGGGAAGCTGACGCCGGCCGACGCGCGCATCATCTGGCACCTGGCGCGCGATCGACAGATGCGGCAATGGGAGATTGCCGCGCAACTCGGGCTCTCCCAAAGCACGGTATCCCTGGTGCTCAATCGGAGGCGACATGCTGAAAGTGAAGGACACCGTTCGCCCGAAGGCGCTCGTGATCGTGGCCGCGGCGGTGAACGCGGCGATCGAGATGGGCCTGTTTAAAACCCTACACGGGGACCTCTTCATCACGAGCGCGCAGGACTCGACCCATATGTCGGGCTCGGCCCACTACGTCGGGCTCGCCGTCGATTTCCGGACGAAGAACTTCCCGAGCGACGACGCGAAGGAGGAGTTCAAGATGCGGATGGCGCAGCGGCTCGGCGCCCGTTACGACCTCGTGCTCGAGGATCTCGGCGGCCCGAATGAGCACTTGCACGTCGAGCTCGACCCCAAGCGCGCCACGCCCGACGAGATCCTGCGCGTCCACGCCCGGGCTGAGGAGGCGCCCGTCTCGTGAACGGCTGGCGCCGGGCGGATCGCCCCGCGAGCTCGACGACCGTGCACGTGCTCCCGATTGACGACACGCGCGACCACGTCGAGACGCCGCAGTGCTGGTGCCGGCCGCGGGTCGAGCGCGTCGAGACCTATCTCGGCGGGTGGGGCACCGTCATCACGCATCACTCGGCCGACGGGCGCGAGCTGCAGGAACCGGCGCGGGTGCAATGACCGAGGTCCTCATCGCGCCCGTGTGTAGCTGCTGCAAGTTCCCGCTCGGCGTGCCGCGCCTGGTGAATTGGGTGGACCGCGAGGGGAATTGGATCGGCACCGCGCTCGAGCTCGCGTATCTCGAGAGCGAAGTCGACGCCGGCCAGCGGCACGCGCGCCTCTTCCCGCAGACCCCGACGAACCCGCATCGGCTGATGCGGTTCGAGACGCTCACGTTCGAGCGCGACCTCGAGCTCGCGTGAGCGCGCAGCGTCCGACGCGCGCCGAGCGGCTGCGCGACCATCGCCGCGAGTTCCTCGCCGACGACTGTCTGCTCGAGCTCCTCGGCACGTTCGACCGGGAGCTCGCCCTCGCGCACGCGCGGCGCCTCTTTCCGGGCTCGAGCTACTTCGCGCTCAAGCGCGCCTATGCGTTCGGCGGGGCGATCGAGGAGGTCTGGCCGCGGTGAACAAGGCGGAGCGCGCCGAGGCCCGGCGCGTGTGGGAGAAGCTCCGGCGGTGGAAGGAGCATCCGGCCGCCTTCGCGCGCGAAGAGCTCGGGTTCGAGCCGGACCCGTGGCAGGAGGAGGTGCTCGAGGCCTTCCCCCATCACAACCGGCTGATCATGAAGGCGTGCAAGGGGCCCGGGAAAACAGCCGTCGAGGCCATCCTCGCGCTGAACTTCCTCGCCACGCGCCCCCACTGCCGCATCGGCGGGATCTCGATCACCGATGCGAACCTGAAGTCGGCGCTCTGGCCCGAGCTCGCGCTCTGGCTCAATAAGTCCGCGTTCCTGCGCAACACCTACGTCTGGACCAAGACCGCCGTCGTCCACCGCTCGCACCCGGGGACCTGGTGGATGCAGGCGCGCTCGTGGCCCAAGCGCGCCGACGCGCAGCAGCAGGCCGACGCCCTCGCCGGGCTCCACGCCGACTACGCGATGTGGGTCTGCGACGAAGTCGGCGGCTATCCCCAAGCGGTTATGACGACGTGCGAGGCCGTCCTCGCCTCGGGCATCGAGACCAAGGTGCTTGCCGGCGGCAACCCGACGCACACGACCGGGCCGCTCTACCGCGCGTGCACGGCCGACCGCGCGCTCTGGTTCATCAAGACGATCACCGGCGACCCCGACGATCCGGCGGCGTGGGTGCATTCGCCGCGCGTCAAGTTCCGCCGCTCGGCCGCGGGGCTGACGCCGCTCGAGCACAACCGCCAGCAGATCAAGAGCTACGGGCGCGACAACCCGTGGGTGAAGGTGAACGTCCTCGGCGAGTTCCCGCCGGCGTCGATCAATGCGCTCCTCGGCGTCGACGAAGTCGAGGCGGCGATGGCGCGCAAGCTCCGGAGCGACAGCTTCCGCCATATGCAGAAGCGGCTCGGCGTCGACGTCGCGCGCTTTGGTGACGATCGCTCGGTCATCTTCCCGCGGCAGGGGCTCGCCGCGTTCCGCCCGGTCATCATGCGCAACGCGCGGACGACGGACATTGCCGCGCGCGTCCTGCTCGCGGAGCACGACTGGGCGCCCGATGGCGACATCCTCACGCTGGTCGACGATACCGGCCACTGGGGGCACGGCGTGATCGATAACCTGCGCACGGCCGGGCGCGCGGCGATCGGGATCAACTACGCCGGCAAGGCGCTCGACCCGCGGTTCAAGAACCGGCGCGCCGAGTTCTACGTCAAGGGCGCCGCGGCCATCCGCGGCGGGGCGGCGCTCCCGAACCTGCCCGAGATGGTCGCCGAGCTCACCGAGCAGACCTATACGTTCACCGCCGGGCAGTTCATGCTCGAGGAGAAGCAGCAGTTCAAGGATCGCCTGGGCTTTTCGCCGGACCTGAGCGACGCGTATATGCAGACCTACGCGTTCCCCGAGCTCCCGAGCCGGGCGCATGCGATCCTCACGCGCAGCGGCGGGAACGTAGGGAAGGCGCTGGTCGATCGGCCCGAGGGGCTCGACAGCGATATCGTGAGCGAGACGCTGCGCATCCTGCGCGAATACGATCCCACGCTCATCTACTGATCGGAGGTCCTATGCTCCCCGCGTTGTCCGGCCGTCGGCGCACCCGCGCGCTCCGAGCCGTCGCCTCGGCGCAGATCACCACGAACGCCGCGTTCGAGGCCTTCCTCACGCGCGGGTTCTGGGGCCGGATGCTCTGGCTGTTCTTCGGCCGATGACGGTCCGCGACGCCGGCGAGGCCGACCTCGCGCGCGTGTTCGAGATGGGCGTGTCGTTCCTGGTGTCGGCGCCCGACTACGCCGCGGTCGTGCAGTGGACGCCGGAGAAGGTCGAGGAGCTGACGCGCTGGCTGACGCTCGTCGAGACAAACCGCGTCTTCGTGCTCGAGGGTGCCGACGGGGCGATCGTCGGGATGCTGGCGATCGCGCTGACGCCGAATCTGTGGGGCGACGGCAGCATCGCCGAGGAGGTCGCCTGGTGGGTGGAGCCGGGGCACCGCGGCGGGGCCGGACTCAAGCTATTGGGGGCCGGCGAAGAATGGGCACGACAGCAAGGGGCGCTCGTGCTTAGAATGGTCGCGCCTCGAGGTTCGCAGATTGGCACGGTCTATGAGCGCAGGGGTTATGTTCCGCTCGAGTCCATCTACGTGCTGAGGCTGCAGAATGGGCCTGTCCTTCCTCGGCATCGGCAAAAAGAAGCAAGCCCAAGCCCCGCCCCCGCTGGCGCCGCCGCCGATTCCGTCGGTGCTCGGGACGACGGCGGAGAGCCGGGCGACTGACGCCGGCTACTTGGCGGTCAACGCCGCGCGCCGGGCGCGCTCGATCGCCGCGGCCAGTGCGCAGATGCCGAGCGCCTCCCGTCCCGCCGGCGGGACGCCCCCGGTCGCCAACGCCAACGTCCGTCGGCTCCGCGCCGGCCTAGGGGTCTACTGATGGCCGTCGTCGCGCGCTACTCGAGCTATGACGACCGGCGGCCGAAGCGGGATCAGTTCGAGAAGCTCCTCGGGCGCCTGAAGAACGAGCGCTCGACGTTCGACAGCCATTGGCGCGACCTGGCCGATTTCATCCGCCCGCGGCGCGCACGCTTCACCGTCAGCGACCGCAACAAGGGCGACAAGCGCAATCAGAACATCATCAATTCGACGGCGACCTTCGCGTCGCGCACGCTGTCGTCGGGCCTGCACTCGGGCCTGACGTCGCCGGCGCGGCCGTGGTTCAAGCTGTCGACGCCGGACCCCGACCTCGCCAAGTTCGGGCCGGTGAAGGAGTGGCTCCACGACGTCACGCAGCGGATGATCAACGTCTTTCTGACGACGAACCTGTATCAGACGCTCCCGACCGTCTACGGCGACCTCGGGAACTTCGGCACGGGGGCGATGGCCATGCTCCCCGATTCGAAGGATCTCTTCCGCACCTGGCAATACCCGATCGGCTCCTACTGGATCGGCACCGACGAGCGAGGCAACGCCGGGACCTTCATCCGCGAATACGAGCTCACGGTGCGGCAGATCGTGCGCGAGTTCCTGCGCATGCCGGGCACGCGGATGATCGATTGGGAGAACGCGTCGACGACGCTCCGGAACCTCTGGGACCAGGGCGACTACGAGGCGGCCGTGCGCGTGACGTGGGTCGTCACGCCGAACGAAGACGCCGACCCGCGCAAGCCGCTGGCGAAGTTCCTCCCCTGGGCCTCGTGCTGGTATGAGACCGGCGAAGACCGCGACAACCGCTTTCTCCGCGAGAGCGGGTTTCGGACGTTCCCCGTCTTCGCGCCGCGGTGGGAAGTGACCGACGGCGACACCTACGGGACCGACTGCCCCGGGATGACGGCGCTCGGCGACGTGCGGCAACTGCAGGGCGAAGAGCGCGCCAAGGGCCGCGGCATTCAGAAGATGGTCGACCCCGCGCTCGTCGGGCCCGCCAACTTGCAGGGGCAAAAGACGTCGCTCATCTCGGGCGATGTGACCTACGTCGACGCGCGCGAAGGGATGCAGGGGCTCCGCCCGATTCACGAAGTGACCATGAGCCTCTCGGAGCTCCGGCTCGATATGGAGGCGGTCGAAGCGCGGATCCAGCGCGCGTATTTCGAGGACCTGTTCTTGATGCTGGCGCGCGCCGACATGGGCCAACCGATCACGGCCGAAGAGGTGCGCGAGCGGCGCGAAGAGAAGCTCCTCGCCCTGGGGCCCGTGCTCGAGCACGCCAACGACGAGCTCCTCGAGCCGGCGATCGATCGCGCCTACGCGATGATGGAGGAGCGCGGGCTCATCCCGCCGCCGCCCGACGAGCTCGACGGCGTCGAGCTGAAGGTCGAATACCTCTCGATCCTGGCGCAGGCGCAAAAGCAAGTGGCGCTCGCCGGGACCGACCGCTTCCTCGGCGCGGCCGTGCCGCTCATGCAGTCGTTCCCCGAGATCCGCCACAAGATCGACCCGTTCGAAGTCGTCGACGAGCTCGCCGAAGTGACCGGCGTGAACCCGCGCTTCATCATCGCGAACGACGAGGCCAAAGCCGCGGCCGAACAAGAAGCGCAGCAGCGCGCGCAGATGGCGCAAGCCGCGCAGGCGCAGGCGACCGCGCGCGCGGCCAAGGATGCCAGCGCCGCCAAAACGAGCGACGGGACCTCGCTCCTCGACACGATCGCCAGCGCCGCCCAAAACGGGGCCGCGGCGTGACCGGGATCGAGCCGCCGCGGACGGTCATCATCCACGGGATCCGCATCACGAAAGAGCTCGTGTCGCCGCGCGCGGGGCGGAGCTACGCGGACCTCTGGGGCCTGACCCGCTGCAATCAGAAATATTGGGGCGGGCGCCTGACGGACTGGACCGAGTGGTTCGATATGCACCCGCTCGAGAGCTCGGGCGAGTGGCTCGGCATCCGCGCGCGCCGGCCGGAGGCGTGGGCCTGGTATGCCGAGCAGGAAAAGGGCCGGCCGATCTGGATGGCGGCGCACCATCCGCAGATCGCGGCGTCGCAGCGCTTCCCGCTCGAGGCCCTGCAGCAGCATTTCCCCGTGGTGCAGGACCTCGCGATCGGCGTCGAGCCGTGCCGGCAATTTACCTGCATGCTCGATTACGTGATCGCGTTTGCGATCTACCGCGGCTACCGCCGGATCGTCCTCAACGGCATCGGGTTCGCGACCGACGCCGGGCATCAGTTCGTGCACCGCGGGATCCTCTACTGGATCGGCTTCGCGCGCGGGCTCGGCGTCGAGGTGCTCGTCGACGCGCCGAGCGTCTACCGCATGCCCGAGCAGCTTTACGGGTATGAGCGCTTCGGGTTCGACGAGCTCCGCCAGATTCGCCGCGCACTGACCGAGGCGCAGATCGCCGCGCGACGTCGTGGTCGGCCGGCGCCGGGCCGCTCGAGGCTCGCTTACTGATGGCCGTCGCAACGACCGACCGGGGCCGTCCGCTCTCGCGCCGGCGGGCCGAGCTCCCGAACCTCGAGGCGCTCGAGATCGTGCGTCCGCGCCTCGAGGGCCGCCGCGTGTGCGTCATGGGCTCGGCGCCGCTCCTCGAGACCGCCGGCGACCTGGCGCCCGACGAGCGGCTGATCACGGTGAACGGCTCGCTCTCGAGCGCGCCCGACGTCGTGCCCGACGTGCACGTGATCAACGCCCGGTGTCGGCCCCACATCACGTGGAACCGGCAGCGCGTCGCGCTCAATGCGGCGATGGTCGAGCAGTCGCGCGGCCGGCACGTCGGCGTGCTGGCGCTCCTGCCGATTGAAGACGGCGCCGAGCTCGCGACCGCGACCCTCCTCGGCGCGCAGGGGACGACGTGGGACCGGATTGTCGCGATCGTGCGCTCGACAAAGGACGCGCTCGCCTACACGACCGGCGCGCTCGACAAGGAGGCCGATCGGCACCTGTCGCTCTCGGCGGGCCTGACGGCGGTCTGCCTGGCGCTCTGGGCGGGCGCGGCGCGCATCCGGACCGAGGGGTTCTCGTTCGATGCCGGCTACGCCTACCTGCCCGAGGACGCCGTGCCGGTCAACGCGCGCGGCCACCTGCGCGGCGACAAGACGGCGATCGCCAAGCTGACGGTCCGCTACCCCGGCCGGATCGTCGGCGATCTCTTCACGCGCCGGCGCGAGCAGAGGCCGCGGATATGAGTCGGGCGAAGACGAACGCGGCAGACCCGCGACAGGTGTGGCTCGCCGAGAAGCTCGAGGAGCGACGCCTCGGGCGGTGGGTCGGGTCGATGGGCGCCGTCATGGGCGACCCGGACGGACGCGCCTTCGTGTGGGCGGTCATCCGCAAGGCTGGCGTCTACGAGACGCCGTTTGACCCGCACGGCTCGATCCAGTCGTGGAAGATTGGCCGCGGCGACCTGGGGCGCGAGCTCCTCGCTGAGGTCCTGAAGCATTACCCCGCCGAGTATCTCCTCATGGAGAAGGAGTCGCGGGACGTCGAAGCGCTCGAGCGGGCGCAGATCGAGGCGTCACGCCAGAAGCGCGACGCCGGCAACGTGGCCGAGGAGTAGACGATGGCAGGCAAAGCAGCAGCCGCGGACGCCGCAGCAACCAGCGCAGGCGCCGACGACAAGGGAGAGGCCCCGAAGACCGACGACAAAGCCAAGGCCGACGCGGGCGCGAAGGCGGGCGAACACGCGGACGAGGGGGCGAAGGGCGACGGCGACGGGAAGGGCGCCGGCGCCGACGAGGGCAAAGGCGGCAAGGCCGCCGCGGACACGGGCGACAAGGGGAAGGCGGACGCAGGCGCGGCCGGCGCCCCGGAGAAGTATGCGCTCACGGTCCCCGACGGCGGGCATCTCGACAAGACGGACCTCCCGCGCATCGAAAAGCTCGCGCGCGAGGCCAACTGGACGAACGAGGAAACGCAGGCCTACGTCGACGAGCTCAACGCGTCGATGCAGGCGACGAGCGCGGAGCTCCTCGCGTCCCTGAAGGCCGATCCCGATCTCGGGGGCGACAAGCTGGCGGAGACGCAGCGACTCGCCAAACTCGCGATCGAGAAGCTCCGGCCCGAAGGGCACACGCGGCGCGACGGGTTTCTGCGGCTTCTCAACCGGGGCGGCTATATCAATCACCCCGAGGTCGTCGCGGTCTTCGCGGACCTTGGGAAACTGTTCGACGAAGACGGGCACGTGCACGGCTCAAGCGCCCGGCAGGGCAAAGCGACGACGGTGTCGAAGATGTATGACCATCCGACGAGCGTCGCCGCCGACAAGGCCGGCGGAGCCTAAGCGCGCGCGTCTCATTCCGATCGGAGTTACTGCAATGTTCACGCATCCCGCGCGTCGGCTCTCTTGGGGCGCCGTCGCACTCGTTACGCTCGTCGCCGTCCTGATTGGGAAGGCGGTCGAGCTCCTCATGCCCCACGCGGCCGACGCGCCGATGATGGGGCTCACGCTGTCGACCGGCGCGCTCACCCTGATCGATTGGGCCAAGCGCGTCGACCCCGACGGCAAGATCCCCGACATCGTCGAGCTCCTCGAACAGACGAACGAGATGCTCGCCGACATGCTGTGGAAGGAAGGCAACCTCCCGACCGGCCACCGCACCACGGTCCGGACCGGACTCCCGTCCGTCTTCTGGCGCCTGCTCAATCAGGGCGTCACGCCGTCGAAGAGCACGACCGCGCAGATCGACGAAGGCACGGGGATGCTTGAGGCCTGGTCGGAGGTCGACGTCGACCTCGCCATGCTGAACGGCAACGTCTCGAGTTTCCGGCTGTCGGAAGCGAAGGCGTTCCTCGAGGCGATGAATCAGGAAATGCAGTCGACGATCATCTACGGGAACGCGGGGCTTGCGCCGGAGGAGTTCACCGGGCTTGCCGTCCGCTACTCGGACCTGACCGCCGAGAGCGCCGATAACATCATCCTCGGCGGCGGCGACGACGGGCATACCGATCTCACGTCGATCTGGCTCGTGGCCTGGGGCGAGGAGACCGTCTGCGGCATCTTCCCGAAGGGCAGCAAGGCCGGGCTCCAGCACAACGACTACGGCGAGGTGACCGTCGAAGTGACGGCCGGCGTCGCTGGCTCGCGCATGCGCGCCTTTCAGGAGCGCTATCAGTGGAAGGGCGGGATCGCGGTGAAGGACTGGCGCTATGTGGTCCGGATCCCGAACATCGACGTCTCGGAGCTCTCGGGCACGTCGAACCCGGCCGACCTCATCGACCTGATGGAGCACGCGATCGAGCTCCTGCCGAACCGTCTCGGAAAGCCGGTCTTCTACATGAACCGGACGATCCGCCGGCACCTGCGCCGACAGGTGCGGGAATCGGTCGGCAACGGCGGCGGGATCACGTTCGAGAACTTCGCCGGGCGCCGGACGATGTTCTTCTCGGAGGTCCCGGTGCGGACCGTCGACGCGATCCTCAACACGGAGAGCCTCGTCGCGTAGGCGCCGAGCATTTCAGGAGGACATTCGCGATGATTCTCGACGCTCTAACGCAACTCTCGGACGCGCAGGCCGTCACGTCGGCCGACGCGTATTCGACCAACACGATCGACCTCGGGGCGACGACGCCCGTCCGCCAGATCGGCGACGGGGAGCCACTGGCGCTCGTCGTGTCGGTCGACGTGGCGGCGGCCGGCGACGGCACGCCGGCAAGCTTCACCGACACGTTCGACTTCATCTTGGTCGAGTCGGCGAACGCGAACCTCTCGTCGCATACAGAGGTCATCAAGCGACGCGTCCCCGGTGCGCAACTCACCGCCGGCGCCGTCGTCATCATCCCGATCCCGCCGGGCAAGCCGACGAAGCGGTATATCGGGGCGCGCTACGAGCTCGGCACCGACGACACGATCACGGTGTCGGCCTTCATTGCGCCCATGTCCTTCGTGCAGGTCATGGCGAAGGCCTACGCCAAGGGCTACGTGATCGACTAGGCCGGACCTCGCCGGCGGGGCCTCTCGTCCCGCCGGCGGGATTCGCCGTTTCCCCGCAGGAGAGAGACATGGCAAAGAAAACCCTCTCGAGGGCTCCGGACGCAGCGCCCGCACCGAGCCGCCCCTCGAGTCCGCCGAAGACGCCGGCGCCGACCGCGGCGCGCCCGAGCGGCCATCCGCGCGCCCGCGGCGCCAGTAAGCCCGCCGTCCCGGTGCCGCCGGCGCCGCGCCCCGAGGCGCGCCCCGCGGCGACGTCCAGCGCGCGTGAGCGCGGCGGACGCCCGCATCAAGCCGACAGCGCGCCGGCCGCGCGCGTCGATCGCCTGGCCGCCCCGTCGACCGCGACCGCGCCGACGCGGCCCGTCCGGCACAAGGTCAAGGCGACGAAGATGGGCTACATCTACCACGAGCGCCGGCGCGTGGGTGACGTGTTCATGGTGCACGGCAAAGACTTCAATCCGTCATGGATGACCATCGTCGACGGCTCGACGCCGCTGCGGAAAACGACCGGGAAGCAGGAGCTCCGGCGGCTGCACGACGAGATCCTCTCGGCCAAGCGCGCCGAGCGGCTCACGGCCGACGAGCATCCCGAGATCCCGACGGGCACCGAGAACCCGCTCGGGGCTGAGGAATAACAATCCCATTGTTAGCGGGTAAGAATCCGGCGCCTGGCCGGCGAGGGAGCGATGGCGAAGACGATCCAACTGACGTTCTACATCACGCTCACCGATCAGGCGCAGGTCACCGCGCTCCAAGCGCAATACCCGAACGGCGTCTCGCGCGGGCCGCTCCCCGCGGCGACCGAGTTCTCGGCGCCGTATCAGGCCGAGGGCGATCCGATCACGTATCCCAACACGCGGACCGGCTGGCTCCCCGAGGGCGCCGCCGGCGTCTTCCCGCTCGACCGCGCGTTCTTCACCATCAATGACGGCTTTTGGGGGCATCTCTTCGGCCGCGACCAGAAATACGCCTGGATCGGGCAGTTCGTCTATCAGGCTGCGACGACGCAGGAGGTCGACGGGACGAGCGGCATCACCGCGCCGGGGCCGCTGCGGGAGGTCGCCTTCGCGCAAGGCTTCGAAGACACGCCGATCGGCTCCTCGAACGGACCCGAAGGGCAGAGCAGCCATAGCGCGGTGCTCTCGCGCGACGCCTCGCGCACGGTCGACGGGCTCGGGTTCGCGCTGCGCGGCGACTCCGTGGGCGCGCAAGTCTCGTGGTCGGCCTTCGGGGGCACGCCGACCTCGCGCGGGTGGGAGCGCTTCTACTTCCGCATCCGCACCTTGCCGCAGTCGGGCGAGTGTGTGATCTGGCGGACGCGGTGGGCGGCGGGGAACTGGGGCTTTCAGCTCGTGATCGACACGAGCGGCGCGATCATCCTGCGCAACGTCGGGAGCGGCGGCGCCTACTTCCCGGTGACGGGCTCGGGCTTCATGGGCTCGAGCGAGCCGGTCGACCTCGGCGTGTGGCATTGCCTTGATATCGTCTACTCAAACGGCGTCAACGCGACGCTCGGGAACATCCAAAGCGCGGACGTCTGGATCGACCATGAGCTCGCCTTCGCGGTCGACGGCTACCTGCATCAAGAGGGCGCCGTCACACGGCTGTGCGGGAGCTCGCTGCTCGGGCTCGACACCATCGGCTCGAGCGGGAACGCCGAGGTCGACCTCGACGATCACGTCGGGTTCATCCTGCCGTTGCCGAGCCTGGCGTCGAACGTCGGCCGCAACGTGTATTGGACCGAGGCGATCAATCCGGGGCTCGATTGGATCAACGGGCATCACCTGGCGCGCGTCGACGCGCACGTCTTCGACGCGACGCACTCGGCGAACTGGACGGGCAACGTCCGCACGCTGCGGCAAGTCGGCGCGGCGCAGCAGGCCGAGGACGCGCTGACGTCGTCGACGAGTGGCGCGCTCATCGCGGCCAACACCTACGGCCGGCTCGTCGCGCAGCAGGACCGCTCGCTCGGCTGGCAAGCGCTCTTCGTGCATGTGCTGATGCGCCGGGCGACGGCGGGGACGCCGCAACTCGGCTACAGCTACACCGAGACCGAGGGCGGCTCGGCAACGACGGTGATGGCGAACGTCGGGACGCCGTCGGCGACGAACAATTGGAATTCGACGGCGGCGCGGCCGACGGGGCTCACGACGCCCAAGGCCCTATGGGACCTGATGCTCCGCTTCACTAAGGCGGCCGACACCAACGCGACGCAAGTCGCCAGCCTCTATGGGTCGCTCCTCCTCGTGGGCACGTTCGATCAATGCGACATCGCGCCCGACCCGGAGAACCCCGACGCCGACCGCCCCGTGCTGGCCGGCTCGATCGCCTACGGCATCCACAACGCGCCGTATCCGCGGACGCCGTTTGTCCGGACCGAGGTCCCGCCCGACGCGCCGGTGTGGGTGAAGGCCGGCACCTACACGGGCAACAGCCTCGGGCAGGACGTCATCGCGAAGATCCCGGCCCACTTCTGGTGGATCCGGCGCACCGATAGCAATACGGGCGCCGTGCGCTGGTGGTCGTCGATGACGGGCGCCAAGTGGGCGGTCGCCGGCGACACGCGCGGCGGGATGAACTACGCCACCGAGGACCCGGAATACATCAGCGCCGGCGGCGACACGGACCCCGAGAGCCGATCGCTCCTGCGGGTCGGCGGCGCGAACGCGGCCGAAAACGTCTCGGCGGCGACCTACCAATACCTCGCCATCGGCGATCCGGGCATGCGCTTTCTGCTCAACGCCGCGTGTCGCCATAACAACGCGGTGACGTCGTTCGACAATGCGCTCATCGACGCCGGGTTTACCCCGGAGTGGGCGTTTGCCGTGACGGAGTTTCACGCCGGCGGCGGGTTCCTCTGGGCCAAGGGCCCGGGGCATCCGACGAACAGCGGGCACCGGCTCGACTCGGCGACCGAGCAAACGACCTTCGGGGCGTTCCTCGCCGGCGTCTTCCGCACGCTCAACACGCTGCACCCGTCGGGCGCGACGTCGCTCCCCTTCTCGCTCTGGCGCAACCGCGACGGCGCCGACTACGACGGGCTCGGGCTCACCGAACCGGTGGTCGTGCAGATCTCAAGCTACGTCGGCGACGGCGCCGCGTCGCGCACGCTGCAGCTCCCGCGCACGTCGGGGAAGCGCCCGCTCTGGGCGATCGTCGTGCCCATTACGGGCAACCTCGCCGCGGTGCGCGACCCGTCGCACACGAGCAATACCTCGAGCACGCCGGCGAGCGGCTCGTCGACGATCACGACAGGGATCACGGCCGGGGCCGTCGACTCGATTACCGTCGGCTCGACGCTCAACGCCAACGGCGTCGCGCACTCCTACCTCGTGGTGATGGCGGCCGACGCGACCGCCGGCAATAACGGGTGGGGCACGAACGGCGAAGTCTTGTATGACCCGGTGCCGGCGCCTGGCGACGAGTGGCCGGACGGCTACACGCAGGACGAGCTCGACGACCTCGAGAATCCGCCGACCGACGAGGGCGGCGACGTCGATAGCTTCGACGACGGGCCCGACCTGGCCGACGATCTCGCCGACACGGTCTGCGTCCCCTTCACGCTGCGCGCGTGCAACCTGGCGCTTGGGCGCATTGGCGTGTCGGACATCCTGCAGGCGGCGACCGACCTCACGGCGCCGACGTCGCGCGAGCATACGCTCCTCGCGCAGTTCTTCGAGCCGACGCTGCGGCGCGTGCTGCGCGATTTCCCCTGGCCGCATGCGACGCGCTACGCGACGCCGGCGCGGATCGACGGGTCGATCTCCGATCCCGTCAATGCCGATTGGGTCTACGCCTGGCGGCAACCGACGGGCGCGCTCTTCATCCGCCGGATCATCCGCCCCGAGCTCGGGCGCAAGTTCGACCAGAACCCGCCACCCTTCCGTGCGGCCGTCGACTCGATCGGGCCGCTCCTCTACACGACCGACGAGGGCGTGCAGACCGACTCGAACGGGGATCCCTTCATCGAGATCGAATACACCGTTCGGCCCAACTGCGGCGCGCGGGCGGGGGGCGATCAGGCCTTCGTGTCGTGCTTCGCGTGGGCGCTAGCCGGGGAGCTCGCCGGGCCGCTGGCGCGCGACAAGGACACGATCGAGCGCTGCGCCAAGAACTACGCGCTCGAGCGGAACACGGCATCGACGACGGCGTCGAAGGAGCGGCAGAACGAGCGGCCGGGCGACGCGCCGTGGCTCATCGACCGCGGGCTCCCGGGCGACGGGAACGGGTGGAGCCGGTAGGGTGAGCGTTCCGTATTACGCGCCCGTCGTCGACCCGAACCGGTTCGTGACGCCGCCGTGGCGCGGCTTCTTCGATCGGCTCGACGCGGCACTCAGCGGCGCCGGCGGGGGCAGCGGCTCGACCGGGATCGTCGAAGTCAACCACGGACCGGACCGCGAGATCGACCCGCTCGCCGAGGTCATGATGTTCGCGCCGACGCTCCCGCCCGGACCGCCGGCCACGGCGCCCGTCGTCGCGTTCCCGCTGCCGGAGGTCGCCGAGCCGGTCGACATCGGGGCCGAGCTCGCGTCGCTCCTCGGGCCGCGGCCGGTGCTGCAAACCTACACGCCGAATTCGGTGCTTTTCGCCGGCGCGACGCGGCTCCCGACCGAAGACGCGCGCCTGACGTGGGACGCGACGAACGGCGTCCTCGGCGTGCTGTCGCACTCGCTCCTGAACGAAGCCGTGACGGGCAACTATCCGGCCGCCGCGGCGTCGGAACTGGCCGTCAAGAACAGCCTCAGCGGCGGCAATACGCTGGCGCTGCGCAACACGCACGCCGGCGGGTTCTCGGCGATCACGATGCGGACCGACGACGGGCACGAAGTGCTCGCGATCGGGCATGGCAATGCCAGCGTGGGGACGGCGATCTTCGCGGACGCGAACTACATCCAAAGCTGGTCGGGCGTCGACACGGCGGCCAACCCGAAGCGCTTTTTTATCTCGATGGACGGCAACTACGGGTCCACCGGGTCGGGCGTGCGCTTCTACATCCGTCAGTCGTTCGAGACCAACGGCGACGTCAAGTTCTGGCAGCTCATCCCGTCGACGTCGACGCAGCAGGAGCTCCTCTGGCTGGACGCGGTCAACAACCGCGTGCTCGTCGGCTACAACAACGGCAACGGGCCCGCGGCGATCTTGCACGTGGTCGGCGGCCAACCGATCTTCGACATCTTCGGGAGCCTCTCGTCGGGGCTGATTACGCGGTCGGCGGGCGGCACCGTGGCCTCGCCGTCGCAGACTGCCGGCCCGACGACGGTCTTCCAGATCGCCGGGCGCGGCTACAACGACGCCGGCGCCTACACGGGCAACCTGATTGCGATCAACGGCGTGGCGGTCGTCGCGCCGACGACGACGAACACGGAGAGCCGGCTCGATATCCGCGTCGTGCCGGCGAGCAGCGCGACGCTGACGACGGCGATGCAGGTGTTCGGGACGTCGCTGCTCGTGAACACGGGCCTCCTGCAGTTCTCGACGCAGACCTCGGCGGCGGTGGCCCTGAAGCGCTCGAGCGCTGTCTTGCAGTGCCGGCTCGCCGACGACTCGGCGTTCGCGCAGTTCTCGGCGCTCGAGTTCATGAGCAACCGCGCCAACTTTTTGATGCGGACCGCGGTCGCGTGGACCAACGGCGCCGGGGCGGGGGCGGGAACGATCGGCAACGCACCGGCGGCCGGCAACCCGACGAAGTGGATCCCGGTCGACGACAACGGGACGACCCGCTACATTCCGGCCTGGTGAGGGACGACATGGAGCCTGTGACCTATTGGAAGCTGCGCGCGGAGATCAACGAGGCGCGCGTGCTGATGGCCGACGGCGGCCACGCGATCGAGCGCGGGCAGGCGCTCCAAGCGCAGGCGGTCCGCGCGACGGTCGAGGCCTTCGCGCGCGCCGGCATTGCAGGATTCCGGCCCGATCAGCCGGTTCGGTTCGACGACGTCGCCTGTTCGGTCATCTTCGAAGGAGCGCCCGATGCCCCGCACCCCCAAACGCCTCTACGGCCCGGCCCAAGTGGCAACGGGACCGGCCACGATCTACACCGTCCCGTCGTTGACGAAGACGATCATTCGGCAGATCCACATCCAGAACCCGAGCGCGTCGGCGGTGACCTACACCCTCTCGATCGGGGCGGACGCCGCCGGCACCCGGTGGTTTGACACCTTCAGCATTCCGGCCAAGTCGGCCGGGGTGACCGACTCGGTGCGCGACCACTTTATGTATCTGGTGCTCGACGCCGCCGAGATCCTGCAGATCGCGGCGAGCGCGGGCGCGACGCTGGTCGTCACGGTCACCGGCGACGAATACACGCCCGGGTAGGCGATGGGCTCGAGTCTCATTCAACGCGCCTTCTCGAGCGGGGAGCTCGCGCCGTCGCTGGCCGCGCGGGCGGACCTGGCGCGCTATCTCTCCGGGCTGCGCACGTGCCGCAACTTCGTCGTGCTCGAGCACGGCGGCGCCGGCAACCGCCCGGGGACGGCGTTCGTCGTCGAGGTGAAGAGCTCGAGCGCGCACACCTACCTGATGCCGGCGGTCTTCTCGGATTCGCTGGCGTTCCTGATCGAGCTCGGCGACACCTACTTTCGCTTCATCAAGGACGGGGCGCAGGTGGAGAGCGGCGGGAGCGCCTACGAGATCTCGACGCCCTACGTGACGGCGGATCTTGCGGCGCTCGTGTGGGAGCAGAACGGCGACGTCCTCACGATCACGCACCCGACGTATGCCCCGCGCGAGCTCCGCCGGGTGACCGATACGAACTGGACGCTCTCGGTCGTCACGACCGCGCCGTCGATTGCGGCGCCGACCGGGCTCACGAGCGGCGGCACGCTCGCCGGGCTGCAGCATCTCGCCTACGTCGTGACCGCCGTCAAGGCCGAGACCTACGAGGAGAGCCTCGCGAGCTCCGCCGTCGACCTCCCCACCGTCAGCGACCCGACGCCGGCCGACCCGATCGCGATTGGGTGGTCGGCCGTCAGCGGGGCGACCGAATACCGCGTCTTCAAGGATGCGTATGGGAATGGGGTCTACGGCTACATCGGGACGTCGACGGGCCTGTCCTTCAACGACGTTGGGCTCCTCCCGGACTTCACGCAGACGCCGCCGCTCGCGCGGTCCCTCTTCGCCGGCGCCGGCGACTACCCGTCAACGGTTGGCTACTACCAGCAGCGGCGGCTCTTTGCCTCGAGCACGAACAACCCCGAGCACGTGTGGGCGTCGCGGATCGGGTTCCATGCGAACTTCTCGGTCCGCTCGCCGCTCCAGGACGATGACGCGGTGACGTTCCGGCTCGCGTCGCGCGGCGCGCAGGATGTCCGCTGGCTGATCGATCTGAAGCGGCTGCTCGTGATCACGGGCCGCGGCGAGTGGAAGATTCAGGGCGACGGCGAAGGGGGGGCGCTCATCCCGTCGGCCATCAATCCGGACCGGCAGGGCTACACCGGCGCGCGCAAGGTGCGGCCGGCCGTGCTCGGGCAGACCGTGCTCTTTGTGCAGGCGCGCGGGACGCGGGTCCGCGACCTCTCGTTCGACCAGGAGATCGGCGGCGTCGGCTCGCGCGACCTCACGGTCTATTCGCGGCACCTGTTCAAGCGCAAGACGATCGACCGGATGGCGCTCGCGCAAACGCCGGACGCGGTGCTCTGGTGCGTGCGCAGCGACGGGACGCTCCTCGGGCTGACCTATCAGCGCGAGGCCGACGTGCTCGCCTGGCACCGGCACGACACCGGCGACGGCGACCTCTTCGAAGACGTGGCGGTCGTGCCCGAAGGCGACGAGGACGCGGTCTACGTGGTCGTGAAGCGGACGATCAATGGGGCGACGAAGCGCTATATCGAGCGGTTCGCGTCACGCGAGATCGACAGCGTGGCCGACGACGCGTGGTTCGTCGACTCCGGGCTCGAGTATGACGGGGCGGCGACGACGACCGTCTCGGGGCTGGACCATCTGATCGGCCGCACGGTGAAAGTGCTCGCCGACGGCGTCGTGCCCGACGGGACGTTCATCGTCGGCGCCGGCGGGAGCCTGACGATTCCGACGGCCGCGACGCACATCATCGTCGGGCTCGGCATCGAGGCGGACCTCGAGACGCTCGACCTCGACGTGCAGGGGAGCGAGCTCCGCGACAAACGGAAGCGGGTCGCCAACGTGACGCTCCTCGTCGAGGGGAGCCGCCGCGGGTTCTACGTCGGGCCCGACGAGGATCGGCTGTCGCGCACGCGGGCCGAGCAGTGGGAGAGTTCCGATACCATCGACGGCGCCATCGAGGCGCGGGTCGCGACCACGTGGAGCGAGTCGGGCCGCCTGTTTGTCCGACACACCGATCCGACGCCGCTCACCGTGATCGGCATCATTCCGAATGTCAGCGTAGGAGGGTAACGACGTGGCCGATCTGGTCTCGATGAAGATTGACCCCAAAGCGCGCGAGGCGAAATACGCCGAGACGGCGATGGCCGACCGCCCCGAGTATCCGTGGGGGCTGTGCCTGAACGTCGACGACGACGCGCTCGAGAAACTCGGGATCGCCAAGCTCCCCGGCGCCGGCGACGAGCTCACGCTGCAGGCCGTCGTCAAGGTGACGAGCTCGAGTGAGACCGACACCGCCGCCGGCAAGAACCGCTCGCTCTCCCTGCAGATCACGAGCATGGGGCTCGAGCCGAAGAAGGCCGGCAAGAACACGACGGCGAAACTCTACGGCGAGGAGAAGTAACGCCGTGGCGCTCATGACCGCGCTGGCGATCGGGAGCCTGGCGCTCTCGGCGTTCGGGCAAGTGAAGGCCGGCAAAGCCGCGAAGGAGGCCGGGAAGTCCGAGCACGCCGCGGCCGACGCGCAAGCCGGGCTCCTCGACTACAACGCGCAGATCGCCGACGCGCAAGCGGCTGACGCGATCACGCGCGGGCAGGAAGAAGAGAACCGCTATCGGCAGGGCGTCCGGACGCTCATCGGCAGTCAGCGCGCCGGGTTTGCCGGGCAGGGCGTCGACATCGGCGTCGGCTCGGCGGTCGACGTGCAGGCCGATACCGCCTATCTCGGCGAGCTCGACGCGCTCACGCTGCGCACCAACGCCGCGCGCGAAGCCTGGGGGTTCCGCACGCAAGCGACCGACCTCCGCAACCGCGCGCGGGTGACGCGGCAGACCGGCATCTTCGCCGAGCAGGGCGCCAACGCGCAGGGGAACGCCGCCTATGTGGGCGCCGCGGCGACGGGCCTGGCCGGCACCGTCAACCTCCTCGAGCGCCGCTACGGGTTCGGCCGCACGGCCGCCTAGGAGTTCTCGATGCCCACGGTTCGCACGCTTGGCGGCACGCGCGTCTCGACGCAAGCCCTTCCCGGAGAGCGGCTGTCGGGCGCGCCGACGGCGGAGTCGCTCGGCGCGGGCGCCGCGCGCGCGCGGGCCGGGGCCTGGAGCGCCGTCGGCTCGGCGGCCGGGGGCCTGGCGCAGACCTTCGGCGAGGTCGCCGACCGCGAACGCGCCAAAGCGAACGAGGTCGCGCTCCTCGAGGCGAAGAACAAGCTCGATCAGTGGGAGCTCGACACCCTCTATAAGCCCGACACCGGCGCGCTCAATCAGCACGGGAAGGGCGCCTTCGGACTCCCCGAAACGATCGACGACGCGTTCGGGAAGTTCGCCGGCGGCGTCGAGGCGTCGCTTGCGACCGACGAGCAGCGGGTCGCCTTCGGCAAGCTCCGGCAGCAGCGCGCGACCGAGATCGGGCTGAACATCCGCCGGCACGTGCAGGGCGAGATCGAGCGCTTCGACGGGCAGGAGCTCGACGCCACGCTCAAGAACGCGACCAACCTGGCCGCGGCCAATGCGCTCGACCCGCGCCGCGTCGGCACCGAGATCGCGAGCGGTGAAGACGCGATCATTCAGCACGCCAATCGCTACGGCATCGGCCCGGAGACCTACGAGGCGCAAGTCGAAGCCTTCCGGTCGGGCGCGCATATCGGCGTGATCAATAACCTCCTGAGCGCCGGCCACGAGCGCGCGGCCGAGATTTACTACGAGGAGAAGAAGGGCGAGATCGCCGGCACGCAGCAAGACCAGGTCGCCAAAGCCATCGAAGCCGGGACGACGGCGAAGAAGGGCCGCACGGCCGCCGATGCGATCTGGAATGAACTGGGGCCCAAGGGCGACGCGGCGCCGATCGAGCTCGACAAGATGGAAGAGCGCGCGTCGAAACTCTTCCCCGACGACGAGAAGGCGTTCGAGCAGACGCGCCGCTACCTCCGGGAGCGCAAGGCGGCGGCCGACGCGTCGCGCAAAGACCGCGACGAGCAAGTCGCCGGGACGCTCTGGAGCGCCGTCGCGCAGGGCCGCACGCTGGCACAGGTGCAGGCGACGCCGGAATACCGCAGCGCGCCCGGGCACCTGCAGGCGCAGATTTCGAACTACATCGTCGACCAAGCGGAGCAGGCGGCCAATCGCGCCTACACGCGCGGGCAGCGGGCCGAGGCCGCGCTCGACCGCGCCGAGAAGCAGAAGGAGCGCGCGAACTGGGCCGAGCTCTGGCGCCTCGAGGACCCGGCCACGCTGTCGAAGATGACCGACAACCAAGTGATCGCGCTGATGCCGACGCTCGGGATCGAGCACGTCAACCGGTTGATGACGAAGAAGCGTTCGCTCACCAAGAGCGAGGAGACGGTGCACGCGGCGACGATCGACGAAGACCTCTTCAAGACCACGGCGCAGGCCGCCGGGTTGAACGCCTACGGCGGGAAGCAGTCCGACGCCGAGAAGGCCGACCTCGGGCAGCTCCGCAACGCCGTCGAAAGCGCCATCGACACCGAGCAGCGCGCGACCGGGAAGATGCTGCCGCGCGAACGCAAGCAGCAGATCATGCGCGACCTCACCGATCAGCGCGTGATGCTGAACACGTGGGGCCGCGACCCGGAGAAGATCGCCGCAACCGTCGTCAACAGCGACGACCGCACGAAGGCCTACGTCCCGATTACGAAGGT